CCTACAATGCCAGAGACAGGTCCACGCCATTTCATCCTGACAACTAATCCAACTCGTAACTGGGTATACCGTGAGTTAGTTCGTCCTCTCCATGAATTGGGCAGGGGTATCATCAACGACCGGCTTCTGTGTGAAACAGATTCTGATGGTAGGCCAATTCAAGGGGAGGACGGACTTCCTACACCAATCATCGAGTTGTATGAAGGATCGACCTACGAAAACAAGGATAACCTAGAACCTGATTTCATCCAGACGTTAGAGGCATCTTACAACGGTCAGATGCGTCAACGTTTCTTGATGGGTGAGTGGGCCAGCTATGAAGGGCTTGTATATCCTGACTTTAACCAGGATGTGCATATCATGTCGCATCATCTCATTGAAAGGTACTTCAGGAAGCTCGTACAGACTACTGCATCCATGACCTACCTAGAAGGGTATGATTATGGCTTGGCGGTTCCCTATTGTTACATGGTTGGCTTTGCTGATCCTCATGGTAACATCTTTCTAATGGATGGTGAGTATGCTGCTGAGACTTCACTAGAACAGCAGATCAATTCTATCCTAGCTCACCGTGCCAACTATGGTATACCTGATAGTAGCCACATCTTGGCCGATCCTGATATATTCCGCCGCAAGTCGACTGGGAAGAAGCTGGTTGGCCGTTCCATTGCTGATATCTTCCTCGGTGATGGTATATATTGTACTCGCGGTAATAATGATATCAAGAACGGCATCGTAAAGGTTAATCAATACCTCATTCCACAGAGAAACCACCAGAACCCAATCCTGGGGACGTATGACTCTCCATACATGTTCATAAGTGACAAGTTGGAGTGGTGGTTGAACGAGATCAGTGATTACTATTGGCGCAAATCTCCTACTGGGGAGATCATGGATGAGCCGATAGATAGGAACGATCACGCGATGGACACTACTAAGTACATCTTGTCGCATCGTCCTTCTGTGGCTACTCTGCTCCCCAAGATACTCAATCCTGATATTGGTTGGCGTCGTTGGGGAGAGATGGACATTCCAGAGATGAAGAGGAATGTTCGTTATGGCTAGTAAGAGTAATCTCCTACGAGCATTCTTCGGACTGATTGCTAAAGGCGCTGGTAATGTTGGTGATGTAACCACACATCCTAGAGGGAAGCCATTATCGACTCAGTCCCTCAAGAGTATAGATGATGTTACTCAGAGGGGTAATGATGTAATCGGAAGGGATCTTAGTACCAACCTGAATGAGAGGGCATTTGCAGCGTTACCTACCGACGATTCCAAACGTCTAGCTATTTTCTACAATGAGGAAGACATTCGAAGGAAGGCTTTCTCTACTAGGTCTCAAGCACTCAATGCAACAGGTGAGTCTGACTTCTTTAGCACTGGTCCTGTTCCTAACAAGTTGAAGGAAGCTATTGCATCAGGAGAGGACGAGACTGTAATAGCTAGATTGTCTCAGTCTCCTCAGCAAATAGAGAACATCAATACCAAGAACTCTGTAACAGGCGAAATACAAAGCCCTCTAGAACCATTAGGTGAAGGTGCTACTGTATCTAAGCAGCGCGAGGCTGGTATTGAAGAGATACTTGGATTCGATGGTGCTGGTAACGCTGTAGGGAATCCACGGGCAGTTATTGGACATAACTTACAGAAGGCTATTCAGAGTAACATCGAAGGCAATCGTCCTGCTTCAGCAGAGGATGTGTTAGGGTATATCAACACTGCCAATACATACCAAGGTGTTGCCAATGTAGCACGATCAATGAAAGGCCAGTTCCCTGATAAGTCAGTACCTAATGTAGAGTTTGCTGAACGTACCTTAAGTGGCCCTGAGATGAAGGCTGTCCAGGCAAAGAGTATGGCTAATTTCAAGGCAGACTTCGATCTGGTAATGGCTGATGCTGATGTCAAAGCCTTTTTGCAAGGAAAGCCTTACATCAAGAACCAGGCCGCCAGTATGGCTACACTTATGCAAGCTTACATTCGTTTACGTGGATTAGGAAGTCTATCACCGTCTACAGAGCGTATATTCGCTGAGTTTAATGCAGGTCGTCCTAACATCGGCTTACCGCAAGGTGTTGTGCGTGAAGGAGCTACTTCGAGGATTCCTCTACGTAAACAAGACCTCAAGCGTAATGAAAGTACACTCAACGATCCTGATCTCCTTAAGGCATTGAATCTTCAGGCTCGTAAACAAGCAGCGGCTGTTAAAGATCAACCACAAGCGAAAGACTTTCCTACGATACCAGAAGGCGACCCAGAACAGTTCATCGATAAGAAGCTCATTGATGAAGCACTGGATAAAGAGGCCGCCTTCTCACGTAAGTTGGGTGGGTTTGGGCGTAAACGACGTAACTTCGATCTAAGTAAGACTAATGTACGTCCTCGCACTATTCCAGAGAATACACAAGGCCGCCCACTCGAGGCAGAGTCTACTGTACGCTTCGAGCAACAGTACACCCAGCAAGACATCCTTGAACAGATGGATGACTTGTACGCAGAGCTAACAGATGCCGAAAGAGCCTTGTTACGGGAAGCTGTACTAGAAGATCATGCTCCTATCGGGAATATACCGACAAGAGTACCTTCTGATGAATTGACTACTAATCCACTCTATCAACGCGACGTGGGTGAGGATTCACGGTTGGTAAAGGATATACAAGAGTTCTTTGATCTCAACAAGCAACAGAAACGTGTCCAAGCAGGAGAAGTACCTAGTAGTAGACTTACAACATTCAATCCAGACGTTTCTACCCGTAAGGCTCCTAAACAACGAGGCAAGGCACATGTACAACGGCGCCTAGCCAGGAAACAACAGAGTAGCAGTGCATTATTTAAGGCATTGAAGGAGCGGAAGGACAAAGTCGTCCAGCGTATCAAAGCCGAGTTGGCAGATGAAGGTCTAGCTCCATGAGCAACATAGATGACGAAGGCAGTCCAGACATCCCTACTGATGTTGAACGTAACATCGATAGGTCACTGGAGGGTACTCAGTCTAAACGTACCCGCAAACGTGCCCCTGTGTATCAGGTAATAGGTGATGCAAAGATCCCTGTTGCCAAATCAGCGGGTAAGATGTGGAAGTCACGGCTCTCTTGGGCTGTCCGTGTTACCAATGAGGTATCGGAAGCCTGGGATGAGGCTTTCAGGTACTATGCGAACGATCAGACTTCCCATCGCAATCCAGAGGAACATGCAAGTGGTAATCTCTCAGGTAATCAACGACTCAACAACAATATCACCGAAACAGAGAATGTCGTATTTGCGAACATCACCACTATGGTTCCAGCCTTGTACGCAAGGAACCCCAAAGCGGAGTTTACCTCCACAACAGAAGGTAATAAGCCTCTCGCTACAACTCTGGAACGGCTGGTCAATGCATTGGGAGCTAAGAAAGCTGCCCCAGGACTGAACCTGAAGCCTAAAGCCAAGCGTTGCGTTGTTACTACTCTTCTCTCCAACCGTTCATGGCTTGAAGTTGGTTGGACGTTTAAACAGGAGAGTAGTGAGCAGGCATTGGATGACTTGACTAAACTAGCGAAACAGCTAGAGAAAGCCAAGGGCGTCAAGCAGATTGAAGAGATTGAAGGCAAGATCATTGCCTTAGAGGACTCTGTTAGTATCCTCCAACCAGCAGGACCATCTGCTAAGGTCGTTAAGACCAAGAACCTGTTCTTCGATCCCGATGCTGACGAGATTGACCTCTCAGATGCCAAGTGGGCTATCAAGATCGACTTCCTACCTACTTCGTTCCTGAATGCCAAGTTTGGCAAGAAGAAGGGTGGCAAGGAGGTTAAGTCCATCTATGAGCCTTCTCATGTCATGAAGATCGGTGACGACGTTACCGAAGGCCATGAAGATGAGATATTCTCACTATACGATCCTCTAGTCAAAGCAAAGCAATTTGGCTTCGATGACCAGGAGTCATTCGACCGTGCTAAGATGACTAGGGTCGCATTCGTATGGGATAAGGTTACTCGTCGTGTTATCCTGTATAACCATGCTGATTGGTCCTGGCCTATCTGGGTATGGGATGATCCTCTGCGTTTGGATACATTCTTCCCATTCTTCCCACTGTCCTTCTTTGAGAGCCCTGATGGGCCTCTAACGAAAGGTGAAGTCACTTACTATCTCGATCAGCAAGATGCTATCAATGAGATGACAGATGAAGAACGTCGCGCTCGTAGATGGGCCAGACGTAACGTCTTCTTCAATAGCAATCTCATTGAACGTGAGGATGCTGAGTTAGTACTGAATGGCGATGATGGAACTGCCAGAGGAGTCAATATCCCTGAAGGCATGAAGCTACAGGACATTATCGGCTCTGTAGTTCCTCCGTCAATGCAGTTCCGTGAGTTGTTCGATAAAGAGTCTAAGTATCGTGCAATTGACCGTATCTCCAGTGTTGGTGAGGTGCTGAGAGGTGCCCAGTTTAAGACCAACACTAACAAGGACGCAGTAAGGGCTAATGTCTCAGCAGCTTCAATGCGTATTGATGAAAAGTCTGACCAGATTGAAGATTGGCTTGGTGCGATCTATTGGGCAGTGGCTCAACTATGCTTGCAACATATGCCCGTCGAAGAGGTTGTCGCGCTCGTTGGAGAAGAAGCGCAAGAACACTGGCGCAACATGGACCCAGACGAGATCAGGGAAACCTTCAACGTCCAGGTCGTGGGAGGTAGCACGAAAAAGCCGACTTCTGCGGCAAAGAAAGAAGAGGCAATCGAACTCGGCCAAGTACTAGGCCAATTCGCTAATGCATCTCCAGCAGTGGTGAAGATCATGCTGGAGGTGATGCAGGAAGCGTTTGACGAAGTTGTCATTCGTGAAGAGGACTGGGATACTATTCTCCAGTCTATCGAACAAGGTCAACAGCAACAGCAAGGCGGACCTGCCCAACCACAGGGACCAGCTCAACAGCCTCCCAATGTAGCAGCACAGAGTCCTGACCAGTTGCAAGAGATCTTGGCTCAGTTACCTCCTGATGTTAAACAACAGATGGTGCAAGCTATCCAATCAGGAGCAGATCCAAAGCAGGTGATGCAAGAGGCTCTAAAGCAGATATCTCAGGGCCAACCAATCCAATAAGGGGAATACAATGACGGATACTAATACAGAACCCACCGAACTCACTACGGATCAGCAAATCCTAGAGAACATTGGTGAGGGGACACCCGGTGAACAAGTTACTGACGGTGGTGAGGCGAGTACGACAGAAACGTC